TCTCAAGTCACGAAGGATTTCACGGTCAACCTCAGCAGCGATTTGTTCTGAAAGAAGAGCTGTTAACTCAGCTTCAGCATCGATGTTGTGGAATGCGCTAACGTCCTGTGCAAGTTCAGGTGACCATGCGGCTCTCAATTTTCTTTCAGTAACCGATACGGTAACACTTGACAAGTCAAATGATACTTCACCGATTTCTTCTTCGAATTCAAGAGTGTCATAAGTTCTGTATATCAGTTGGAAATTGGCTGCTCCAAACATTCCAACTCCACCAGTTTTTCCAGTAAATCCGCCTGTTGCTGAATAACTATCCACATCAACGGCAATGTACATTGCTCCTGCTTCGTCGCAAATATCCTGATATTGTCCAAGAGGGTGAGATGTTGAAGTAGATTTCTTACCATATTCAACAATACCTTTTCCGTATTTCTGTGTTACAATATGGAAGTTCTTAGAAACGCCACTCATTGTAACGATAGCTGATGCCAAGAAATCTTCTGTATCCATAATGTTACCATAGGCTCCAATCAATTTACCCTGTCCATCAGTTGCAAATCCAGTGAATTTAACAATAACTTCACTATATGATGATCCTGTGTAGATGAATGAGTTTACTGCTTCTTCTTCTACACTTCCGTTCAAGAACTGAACGACTGTACTTGCAGTAACACCTGATGTAACATATTTTCCTTTTGAATAATCGAAAAGTCCTGTATCAGGTGAGTTACCAGTACCGTTATCATTTTCATAGAAACGGTCATAAAGATTAACGGCTGTAGTTGGATAACCATCTGTCTGTGCATTTGTGCCAGGCCATCCATAAGGTGCGTAATGACTTCCACTATTTCTTTCCTGAATTTTAGGAACGAAGAAGAAAAGTTTACCGATAGGTAAGTTCATAGCCTGTACACTTACGATGTCATTGGCTAAAAGTTTAGAGAAAACACGGCGGATGATCGGGAATACAACAGTTTCAAAAGAACCTGATGAATCGGAAACAGCCGCTTCGTTTATTAAATAACTCGCCTGGTTTTCATATAACTGTGCGATGTTATCTTTTTGATGGCCTTCTAGTCCCTCAAGGAAACCAAGGTCATCCCATTTTTTGATGGTATCTTCTTTGATAACACGAAGGTGTTTTAGACCTATGTTACCAACCATACCTGATTCTAATAATGCTCCCATTTTTTAATATTGGTTTTAATTTTTTATTTTATTATTATTTTATTTTTCGCATCAATTCTTTCATTCTCTTAAACTGAGGATTCTCATAAGCTTTTGACTCTGATAACATCTCAGTAGCTGAAGACGCAGGTGTTGATGCAATTTTTTCTACCGCAGCTTCGGAAATTGGTTTTTTATTTTCCAGTTCGCCTTTGATAGATGTATAAAGATTTTTTGATTCAGTTATAGTAGAAACAGTATCAAATCTTTTTAAAATGTCCAGTTTCTCTTGTTTTGTTGTGGAATGTTCTGTAAATAGACGAGTTGCATAAGCTAAACTTGCGTTGAAAACGGCAACTTCATTAAGCTTGTCTTTGAAAAGAACCAAAGCTTTTCTGTATTCACCATTTTGATTTCTAAGAACATTAACTTCTTCACGAAGTTCAGCGGGTGTATGTATGGTTGTTGATCCAGCGTAGTGAACTTTTTTACTTGGTAATCCAGTTCTTGATTCTTCTGCTCTTTTCCCAAACGCATCTGCTTTTGTTCTCGAACCTTCAGTTGCTTCGATTTTCTTGTCGCCACATTCTGCACATTCTGCCTGTTCTTTAGGTTCTTTAGTTACAGGTTTACCCATTCCTTTAACTGGTGTTGGTCTGGTACTTGTTTTAGCAGTACCTTTACCAAGATCGTCAAACTTTTTAGGGGTATCCATGCTTTTAACTCCAGTTCCAGGACGGCCATCCGTTGTTTTTACTTGGCCTCTTCCAGGTTCTTTTGTTTCTGGATTATCAGTACCTTTTGGTGCTGTTCCAGGTCTTTTAGCGTCACCAACGAAAGATTCTTCATTGGCTTGTAACTTTTTAACGCCTGTTTGAGGTGAAGATTTATCAAAAGGTTGTCCGTCTTTTGGAGTGTGACTCTTATGAACGGTAACGCTTTCTTTTGCTTCCATTTTCTTTGCGCCCTTTTTGGGCTTTTCTTCGAATGGAGCGTTTTCACTCTCATTAGCTTGGAATTCTTTAGATTCTTCGTCCTCGTCCTCAAGTTCGATCTCGTAAACGATTTCTTCATTTCCGGTAGGCTCAGTTTGTTCAGCAAGTTCATCAGGAAGTTCGTCAGGAAGTTCATCAGGATTTTCTCCTGAATGTTCTGCTTCTTCTTCTCCTGGTGTTTCACCTGCTTCATCATTGAGTTTAATAATGTATTCATTTCCATCATCTTCGAAGGAAACACTATTACCCTCTCTCTTAACAACGATGCCATCTTCAGGTTTCATAGCTTTGAAAACTTTCAAAACTTCTTCTTCTGAAGCGCCAGTCATGTCAAGAACATCTTCCGAATCTTCGTCTTCAGCTGGAAGTTCCATTTCTGGTTCTTCTTCGCCAGACTCATCGTCTACTGCTGGTAATTCTTCTCCTTCGGGAGCCTCATCGTCAGCGGTCGGTTCATCACTTATCGAAGTTTCATCATCTACGGGAGCATCCGTCACATCTTTTTCTTCTTCTTCAGGATCTTTGTCCTCTTGTTCTTTTAGCAAATCATTTAGTTCTTGTTTCATCGTGGAAGCAAGTATACCCTTTGCGTTTGCTTTTACTGCCTCTTCAAGTTTCTCAACCTGAAGTAATGCTTGTTCTAAAATACCTTTTTGAGCCATTTTGTTTCTTTATTTGTTTTTATAAATATTATGAAATTATTAAAAGTTTATCTTTATGTACTTTAAACGCTAAAAAATTCTTATTTCGTCATAAAATTGTCTAATCTACCCATAAGAGATTTAATTCTATTTTCTTCATGTGCCTCTTCTGGAACGACTTCTTCATATTTTGTTCTATCATCTAAATCCGTAAATACATATGCACCAGGTGTAGACGGTGACGATACTAAATCAAAACACACAAGTTCAAAATCATCTTGTACAACATTTTGTCCTTTTTCATTTTTTAATGAACCCACACCACGAGACGAAATACCTAATGTTGCGCCATTCATTAATAGCATTGCTGCTTGGTCGCCTTTACAACTAATAATCCCGGCTTTCTTCCAACCTGGAGATGTAAATAATTTGATTTTACCAACTAAGACATTACCTTCCCACCATGTCTCAAGAATTGAGTGAGAAACCCTATCTAGATCAATAAGTGAAGATGTTGGGTGATTAAGTTCACTTAATGCTCCGCCATTTTTGATAATTAATTGATATTTTTCGTTTTCTCTTCTTAAAACTTGTTCGGGATATATTCTACCATTTTTATTGGGAATACCGTATTTTTGTAGTACAGCATAAAGAATAAGGTCTTGTGAAAAGTCCATATCCTTCATTTCAGAAATTACTTGTTTGTTATCTTCAGGGGAAATATGACCAGCGTCATATTCTATGAGTAATTGTCTACCATCTTTTAATACCTTCATCTATAGCTTTCACTATAAATACATCAATATTAGAAGTTATTTTTTATTTCTATGAAAATTAAATAAGATTTTATCTTCTAAATCAAAATCAATAATATCTTCAGTTAATTTACTGATTAGTAATTTTAATTCTTTTGATCGAATATCAAAAAATTTTTGTGTAAATAATGTGATTTCTAAATTCAGAAAGGATTTTTTTCCTAATCTAATTCCTTTAGTTCTAACATCTAAATCAACGATTGATTCTTTTTTGAAATGGTCAGATTTTAGGTTATATATTCGTAATTTGATTTTTCGTTTTGTTTTAGAAAGGAGAGAATTAAATTCATCATCATTTTTGGGTTCCACCCACGAATTTAATTTTACATAAATTGTTTTTAATTTTTTATAGTCAACAGTTCCATATCCTATCTTTACATTGCCATAATAACCCAAGGTTATAAATTTTCCAGTTTTCATTAATTTTTCTCATATTTTCTATTTTATGGTGAATAATAATAAAATATAAGGAAAAAAAATTATATTCCAAAAAAAAACGGGATTAAATCCCGTTTTTCAATTGTAATAGTTTGTAGTAATTAAATTTCGATGGCTTCATTTGTCCCGCCTCGTAATTAGCAGAACTCAATTTTTCTATTAATTCAGGTTTTTTTTCTTCCTTAATCAGGTTATTCATTTTCTCTGTTACCTCTTCTTGTAAAGTTTTAAAATTATCATTTAAATCTTTATCTGATATGGATAATATTTCAGCTAATTCTTTTTTCTCTTCCTCATTTAAGGTATTACTATAAAGAACATTAAAATTGTTTGATAAGACAGTATTTAAAAGAGTTGTATTCTCAATAATTTTAGTTGATGTTGGCTCAGATATTTCTTTTTTAACCAATAAATGTTCCACCAATTTTTTCTTTGCTTTAATTTTTTTATCAACATTCTTTAAAGTGTCACTTTCAGAAAGTACATCAAGATTTGAATATAATTCATTTTCGGTAACATTTACATCGCCAAGCTTTTTATCTAATGATTTGCAGAATGATGAAACTTTAGCCATCTGTTTCTTTAGTATTGGGGCAATTTCTTCAACAAATAATTCGGCATGTTCCTTATCTTCCACATTTTTATTTTCTACTTCTTCATAGAACAAATATAGATTTAAAAATTCTTTACTCTCTTTCATTAATCTAAGAGTATTTTTAACTTCGTCTTTTTTACCGTTAATATACGCATCGGTAATTTTTTGTAAAACCTTACTTTTTACTGTTCCAAATTTATTCATGTTTATTGATTTAAAATATCTTTTATTGCTTTTTCCATTTCATAAATATTCTTCTGAGCCTTTTCCGTATTAAATAAATCAGGTAATTTAGTATCTTCATTTAACATAGATAGGATTTTTTCTTTTTTTGAATGAATTTCAGATAATGGGGCGCCTGGCTCTGCTCCTGTTGGAGCGGGTTGTCCTGCGCTCATTGGACTAGCACTTGCTTCAGATGGCATTGTCATTCCTCCGCCACCGCCACCACCTCCAGCGCCACCAGGTTCTTGCTGTTGTCCGCCAGCCGCAGCCATCGCCGTTTCTATTTTCTTTCTTTCTTCTTCAGGAATACCATATTTTTTATCGACATCGTCAAATATTCCAGAACGCCTGATAATATTTTGAGTGTTCGTTAATTCAAATCCCATTGCTCTTTCTATTCTTTGTTGTTGTAAATCAAGAATAATTTCGTTATCACTCATACCTAAAATATTCTTCTTAGCCCATGTGTGTGAAACAGGAAGAATACCCATTTGTGACTGGTCTGAAGTTGCATCCTTATACATTGTAATTTTTTCTTTCCATTGTTCAATTCTCAATAAATCAGATTGACCTGATGGATTTGTCATAGATAAAGTAAAATTATTTAACTCATCCTCTAATCCTAGAAGAAATAAATGAACTAAAGCAATTTTATTTAATTCTTGAATTATTGACATTTGAATCCTATTAATAGTTCTTGCAAAACGAATATCCAATAATGCCAAACCTTTACCATTACCAATAACATCTTCAAATCCTAAGAAAGCTTTCGGAATACGAAGAGCCGCCAACATTTTCTTTTGAATATATTCGATATCGGCAATCTCTCCTAAATTTTGAGCACCAGGTAATGTCTCAATTGGGCTAGGTTGTGCAGGATCACGAACTGGAATAAAATAGTCCTGATCAACCGCCATTTGATTATATCTCATATCGACATTACCGTTCTTTTGATCAACAACTTGGTCTCTTTTAAATTTATTTGCAATTTTTTGTACATAAGCTTCAATATCTTTATCATCCATATTACCAACAAAGATTTTAAACACTCTCCTTTCAGGTGCTCTTGATGTTCTATAAATTAACATAGCATCTTCAGCCAATAGAAGTTGTTTCCAAATTCTTCTGATTTTATCTAACATTGAAGTGCCATATGGAAGTTTTCTATCGTCGCCTAAAATTCTGAAATGCGCAATTTCCCATGCTTGAAATTCCATATCTTTGTTCTTCCAAGTAAATCTTAATTCTCTTGTTGGAAATCTACTGCCAACTCTATCGCTTTGATTTGGGACAGATTGTCTTGCTCCTTCAAGCCTTTCGACTTCTATATTTGGTAACTGTTGACATCCAATAACGCCCCTTTCTGCATCAATTTTTAAATAAACAAAGTCATCCCCGTATTTACACATACCTCTAGTCCACATAGGTAGGTTAGTATTAACATCCATGATGTTGTAAAAAAGGTCATCTAATATATGTTTAATTCTTTTTGAATCAGAATGTATTGTTAAAATTTGTCCTTTTTCAGATTTGGTTGTTGATTCTTCAGCATAAATGTCTAATGCCGCAGAAATTTCCGGAGTAAATTCCATACTCTCAAAATCATAATACGCTGATAATCTGTTAGGTTCATAATAAACAGATTGATTATAAAGCGACATATCAAGTTTTGACCATTTGTCTGCGATATATTGTGTCTGTTGTGCCTGTAATCGAGCTTTTTCAAAATCTTCTCTACTATCGGTTTTCAGGATATCTTCTTTCTTAAATTCAAATTGAGGTGGAGTTCTTAATTGTCCCGCAAAACCAAATGTTTTAGTTAGTTTCTGAAAAATTGTTAATCCTTGTTTTGCCATATCTATAAATATTGATTATAATATAAAGAATTTTTTTATAATTTGAAAGGTTATTTTTGTTTTCCGAATAACC